AGCATCATATGCTCCGAGGTGCTCAACGACATGAGGATCAAAAATCAAATTCCCACAGGCGACCGACAACCATCAGCCTCGATCTCGATTATGGACATCAAAAAAATTTTCCGCGCTTAAGATAACTAACAACAATGATCGGTTCTCGCGCCCAAGTTTGGCACGGTAACGCTGACAAGACGTCCGGGGGTCTCAAGAAGAAGGATCTGAAGATGAAGGATGGTCGAATCATCTCCAAGGCGGTTTCTAAGAAGTCCAAGGCGGCCATGAAGAAGGGTCACCCTTTCCAGGCTTTCATAAAGAAGGCCAAGGCGGTCTCCGGCGATGGCAAGTTCCACCGCGTTCCCTCTAAGGGCACCAAGGAGTACAAGAAGATGATCTGTGCGTGAAAATAATCTACGTGTATAAGAGATGACTCTTTCTAAGTGGCAGGACAGTGTAAAAGTCGCAAAAATTAAACTGGGTATGGACCCTAAGAAATTCGTCAAGATACAGGGACAACTTCTTAAGGAGGCTCAGAAAGTATATAGTATTCTTTTAATTAAACGTTCTTAAACTGAAACCCCTTCAAGTTTTGGGGTTCATAAACAATCAACTGGTGCAGCTTATACGTGCACCCGAACTTCTTGTTCAAGAAATACACGCTACCGAGTTCGACGATAGCATGGCCTGAGTTTCTTGAATATAGTCCGCTCGTGACTTCGTCGTGTAGGAGGTTCTTATCCGCGTCGAACACGCTGGCCTTGATTTTGTCGTCCACGGTGGTGTCAACCTTGACGCGAAACTTGGGTTCTCGACCCGGTGACTCTTTGATGTTGGAATTGAACATCGGTTTCAGTTCTTCCTTTGTCATCGCACTGCCGAATATGGATTCACTCTGTCGCGCGACGGCGTCGATAACTACGTCTTCCAACGCCCGCGTGGCGTCGTAAAACTTCTTCATGTAGCTATCTTCGTCGAACCCCTTGATCGCAAAGTCGATATTGTACTTGGTCGGTCCAATTTCAGGAACGAATCCTGACACACCGAATGGCATATACATCCGTGGAAACTGCACGCGCAACGGCGTCCCCGCCTTTGTCGCGATTACGATCCTTCTGTTATTGTAATCATTTATCTGAATGTTTTCCAGCGCCTTGTCCATACTTATTATTTATAGTAGTACTGATTTCTCTAAGCGGAACACGCAACACAGTCGGGCTCTAAGCTGAACTGAATGGGTCGAGCCTTGGCCTTTGATCGAAGGTAATACATCCCGGTTTTCAGACCAGATTTCCACGCGTACATGTGCATCGATGATAACTTCGAAAGGGTCGGGCTCTCCATGAACAGGTTCATAGATTGAGATTGACAAATATACTTTCCGCGGTCCACCGCCATGTCGATAATAGCCTTCTGAGATATCTCCCAAACAGTGAGGTATAACTTCTTAATATCATCGGGAATGTCTACAATGTTTTGTACACTTCCACCGGCTTTAACCATGAGGTCTTTCATTTCTTTGGACCAGAGACCACGGTGTTTCAGCGCTTCGACGAGGTGCTTGTTCACGATCACGAATTCGCCCGCGAGTGTGCGTCGGAGGTAGATGTTGGTCGTGTACGGTTCGAAACACTCGTTGTTACCCAGGATCTGCGCGGTAGACGCCGTGGGCATGGGTGCCATCAGAAGACTGTTCCTGAGCCCCTTCGTCTTGACGCGCTGGCGCATAGCGTCCCAATCGTACCTACCACTGAATTTGGCGGGGGATTCCCACATATCGGGTTGGAGTATACCCTGCGACGTCGGCGAACCGTCGAACGTCTCGTACGAGCCGTCAACTTCAGCAAGTTCCGAAGAAGCCTCCAGCGCGGCGTGGTACATCGTCTCGAAGATGTGGGCGTTCAGCGTACGCGAGTCTTCGCAGTCGAAAGGAAGGCCGCAGAGGATGAACACGTCGGCGAGGCCTTGGACTCCCAATCCGATCGGGCGGTGGCGCATGTTGGACCTACGCGCGGTCTCGACTGGGTAAAAGTTACGATCGATGACTTTGTTGAGGTTTTTTGTGACTATCTTAGTTACTTGGTGAAGCTTCGCGAAGTCGAACGTCTTCAGCTCGGTGTTCACGTACTTTGGGAGTGCAATCGACGCGAGATTACACACGGACGTTTCATCCTTGTCTGTGTACTCTATGATCTCGGTACAGAGATTCGATGACTTGATGACACCCAGATTCTTCTGGTTACTTTTGGAGTTACACGCATCCTTATAGACCATGTAGGGGGTGCCAGTCTCTGTTTGGGATTTGAGAATAGCCTTCCAAACGTCAGCCGCCGGGACGGTCGCGTTCGCCAGCCCCTGTTCCTCGTACTTGGTGTAGAGCGCTACGAACTCCTCGCCGTAGCAATCAGAAAGACCAGGCGCCTTGTCAGGGCAGAACAGCGACCAGTCACCGCCTTCTTCGACGCGCTTCATGAACAGGTCAGGAATCCACATGGCTGAGAAAAGATCGCGACACCGCGCCTCCTCGTCACCTTGGTTGAGACGAAGTTCGAGAAAATCCATTATATCGGCGTGCCAGGGTTCGAGGTACACGGCTATGGATCCTTTGCGTCGACCCGCTTGATTGACGTAGCGCGCGGTGGCGTTAAAGACTCGAAGCATCGGGATGATTCCGTCGGATTGACCGTTTGTTCCGCGGATGTACGACTTGTTACCTCGGATATCATGGACGTGCATCCCGATACCTCCAGCCCACTTCGAGATCTGTGCGCACTCGGTTAGAGTTTCATAAATGCCATCAATGGAGTCTCCCTTGTTTGCGATCAGAAAACAAGAAGACATCTGTGGCCGAGGGGTGCCGGAGTTGAACAGGGTTGGCGTGGCGTGAATAAACATTCCCTGGCTCATCATATCGTACGTCTCCAAAACGGAATCCACGTCGGATCCATGGATACCGATCGAAACACGCATGAAGAGATACTGGGGTGTTTCGATCAACTTACCTTCGACTCTCTGGAGATACCCCTTTTCCAGGGTTTTCAGGCCGAAGTATCCGAAATCGAAATCACGGTCCGATTTGATGCTTTCCTTGACCCGCTGTGCGACGTCGACAACTTCGTCGGTGATGACCCCCGCCTTTTGAAGCTTTCGCATGGCGAGGTGAAAGTTGTTGGGACACACCTTCTGGATGTTACTGGCGGTGATCCGGGTTGCCAGTATTTCATAATCAGGGTCAATGGTTATCATTCCTATGCAGGTCTCGGCGCTGAGCACGTCGATCTCTTGTGCCGTGATCTGATCGTACATACTTGAGAAGACCTGCTGAGCCACTTTGGATGAATCACAATTCACCGAGAGTCCATTGGAGAGATTCTTGATCCTACTGGTAACATTGTCAAACTTCATGTTTTCAGTACGACCTGAGCGTTTAATGACTCTCATTATATATATACTTTGGTCAATTTTTTTAAGTTACTTCATGCATTTTTCAACGTCGCCACTCCTCACGGTGGCGGGACCGAGGGTTTCAAACCGACGATCCGGTTGAGTCAGGTAGGTATTCACGTAATACGGTCCAATTTCACCGGGCTTACTGACGGGTGGGTAAGACGCGATGAAGCAGGTTGGTGATTTGCAGGCGATGTCGTCGACGCTGTTGGGTTTGGAGTCGAAGCTGGAAAAGTCGACTGGGTTCAGAGGCGTCATTTTATTTAATAGATGTCAACATTTTTTTTGTTCGGTTATATTAATAATATGCTGCACCTCAATTCCATGAAGCAGACGGAAACCCCTCTCAACAAACTGTTTTTCAGCACCTTCAACAAGGACCTGATCCAACGTGGTATCCGACAAACTTTCAGAATGCGGAGCGGTATAGCCATAGATTACCAAAACCCCGACGATCTCTACTCCATAATGCGGGCCACGTTCATCAGCAACTCCGGTGACCACTTCAACGACGTAGAGGCGCAGGTGAAGAATATGAACATTCACGTGATCGAAACGTCTCTATCACAGATCCAGACCGGCGTTTCCCAGTTTATGACTTACGCTAAAGAAATCGACACGATTTCTCAACCAATGGACCGACCGGTGAACACCAGTACGGCCGGGAAAAAACTTCCCAGGAATCAAATCGGAATCAATTAAAGAGTGCGGCCTAAAATTGTATAAGATATGAGCTTGAATTATTACAAATACGAAACGGAAAAAGTATGCAAGGACAAGGGGTGGGACAGGGCTCCGGTCGATACCGTTTGGCTTCTACTCACAGAGGAAGTTGGCGAACTCGCGTCCGCCATCCGTCAGTACAAGAGACACTTCAAGAAGACAAACCTGAAGAAGGACCGTGGAACAGATGTGATGGCTGAAATGGGAGACGTGTTCAGTTACCTATTTCAACTGGCGTGCATGTTGGGTGTGGATCTCGACCAGATGTGGGACTATCATCAGTCAAAGGTTCACACTAAAAAATATAATCTAGGATAATCATAAGAATGCTCGACGAGAAGGATTCAATTAATAAGATAAACCGGTTTGTCTCCGAGCCACCAGGAGCGTGGAGAATGACGGACAGGACCGAGATCGAAGAGTATTATGATAAGGATTCCATAACTCCGAAGCGACCGAGTGACCGCGAACAGGTCATCCTGGATAAAATCGCCGTGGCGGAAATACACAAGGTTGAGATGAGTCCGTTCTGTGAAACGAACCTGTGCACCAAGCAGAGTGATCAGGCGTTTATGAATAAAGTTGTTCACCCTCGACGCAACATAGATTATGGAATACCGTGCAAACCCAAGGTCAGCGTTGGAGTGTCGAAGAAGATGGCGTACACGGTTCCTGATTCAATGAAGATCGGTCTCGTGACTATCATTCTTCTGATGTCAGTGTACGCATTACGGAGGTAAAATACTCCAGGCGCTTCTTCGAAATGCAACCCTGCACGGCGGCGTGGATAGACTTTTTGCAAAACTGTGTAATGAAATCCACCTGCCAGTCGCAATCCATGTCGATTCGGGGTGGTTGAAAAGTAGGGTCTAAGATTTTCGTGGCGTTTATCAACCGGACGTAAAACCGAGGTTCCTGACTTCCCGTATACAGGGTGTGCTCCAGCTGTAGTTCAGCCATGCGCTGGCGCACTTCCAGCGTTTTCACCACCATAGCGTCCAGAAACTTGTAATAATCGGCTTTACACTTGATACGAGTCCAACCGAGAGGCTGAGTGTTGAGATAATCGGTGAAGGTGGTGTACTCACGCTTCTTCTTGCTCCATGTTTTATAGACAATTTCGACATAATCACCATCGGAATCGATGTCGTGCACATGGGTTGCGGATATCAAGGTGTTTAAAGAAGACATATATTTTAAAAGCAAATATTTTCTTTAACTATATTAATGGCCACAGCAGCACTGATCGCCGTAGGATTGTGTTGCTCACTCCTCTCAGCGGTCACGGTGAAAGGTGCGTCTTCTAACCCCGAAATCGTGGGAAGGTTGAAAAAGATCTTACCGGAGGGTGCGGCCGATTTTATAATGGACGCGAAAAAAGATGAGTACGATCCCCTCCAGGATGGAGAAGATGAGCTACAGGCGTATCGCAACGAACTCTCCGCGCTATACAAAGAGGAGGAATCCCGACAGGACATTTACGACATGCAAAATGATAATAAAGCCGAGGATATGGCGGCGCTCATCCAACAGAGGAGAGGAAGAAAGTTCAGGTATTTCACTAAGAACACTCAGTGCGCCGCGAACATTTACAAATTCCCAGATCCCGTCGATTGTGGCAAAGGTGGAGCCATCACTGGGTTCAAACTCCTTCCATGTGGTTCGGATTTGTACAAATACGAATACACGTGTCTCGGGGGTATCTCTACGAATACAGACGGGGAGGTTACCGAAACACCAGCCGTCACACGCACCGATCTGGGCGGCGACAAGGTAATGGACGTGAAGATAGATTTACGCAGTTTATATAGACACAATGTGCGCTGCGACGTGGGAGGGACGAACCGATTCGATAACACGGGCGTGGACGGCGATTCAGAGGAGGACATAAAGCGAAAACAGGAAAGGGCCAACTACACGTCCAAGGGTGATACCCCACTCAACAGTTTCAGATACGAATACAAGGAGGTTCCCGGTAATAAATATAAGAACTCGACCAAATACATATACAAGTGCCTGGACGAGTACACCAGTGGGAAATGCCTACCCCCAAGGACAAGTGTAAATATCGCCGCGCTCAAACCCGAGAATTTGGTGTCGGCCAGCGATGGACTCCAGTCTTTAGAAGTAAAGTGCCCCACTAATCACGTCATCACAAGATTTCAACTGAAGTCCGGTGGAAAAACACGTAAATACAAAGAGACCAAAGAGCAGCGCGAGAGATTAAACGCAGAGATAAAGAAAGAGACGGCGCAGTTACAAGTAGAGATCAAAGATCTCGAATACCAACTGGATAGGTTGTCTGACGAACCCGAGGTTGTACAAATGGAGGTGTACAATAAGCTTAATCTCGTGAAGACGAAGCTCGTCGCAGCAGAGCAGAGGGTTAGACAGGCACAAAACTCTGAAAAAAAAGCAGGCGAGGAAATCGAAATTCCACCGTTTCCTTTGCCCGGCGAGGAAGGTGTGTATAAATATGAATATACCTGCTGCGAAATGAAACCCTAGGGAAATCGATTGTACCCAAAAAAGTAAAATGACCAATTACGAAGCGATCGCCAATAACAGCTTTTCGTATCTCCTCACACTGGATGACATACGAAAAGACCTTTCCGATCTTTACGACAAACCCTCTTGGGTGAAGGTCACGACCATCACGATGGTCTCCAACTTCGCACAGAACATAGACATCAAGAAGCTCAAGTGGGCGTTTGAGAAGATGGGCTCGTACAAAATGCGCCGCACCGGAAGCACCGAAGGTGGTTTCGAGTGGACAGTCAAGCCGACCACATTCTACAATCAGATCACACTGACGTACCAAGACGCCTACAGCACGAAGAGCGTTAAGCTATTCCCGAACGGATCCCTTCAAGTCGCGGGCTGCTGTGACCTGTTCGACTGCAGACGCATCATCGCACAAGTGACCCATATCCTGAGAACATTCCTGGATTTGAAGGTCGACCTTCCGATCGATTCGTTTCGCGTGGTGATGATCAATTCGAATTTCAGCTTAAATTACGACATCAACCTGAAAAAGGTCTATGAATGGTTCGCGGCGTACGGTGACGTTTTCAGTGTCAGTTTCGAGCCGGATAAATACAGTGCTGTGAAAATTAAATTTAAGCCCAGTGAAGATATGAAGATGATTACCACCTCGATCTTCAGCACAGGCAAAATTATCATCACAGGAGCAACTACCTTGAAGGAGATTGCGTTCGCCTATAACATCATCAACTCACACATAAACGAGAATGACGAAATTCGAGTGTCTCCCACACAGGAAAAAGACCTATTCGGCGTCTATCTCGGATACAAGGTGGATGACATGATTAAACACCTTCGCGACAAAGGATTTGAATCCTGGATGTACACGGTCACTAATGATAGAATTAATTTCTGATGTTATAATAATAATAAAATGTCCCAGCGTCTCGGTATGGCCGATGGTCGGTGTTTTACCGTTCAATCTTCAGCGCAGCTTCTGAATAATCACATCATGAAATCCAACGGCATCAGCCTCGAGGATAATTACTCCTTCCGCCAGCTTCTTCAAAAGCAGGGACCAACCGTCATGGATCCGGTGCAGGCGCAGCAGGGCTCTGGAAAGTGCATCACATGCGACACGCCCCTCCTCAAGACACCATCCGCGTACTAACTTCAAAAAAGTAAAATTAACGTACAACAAGTACAATGCAGACATGCAGTATATGTCTCAACGAAGTCCGGCCGACAAGAAACAACACTGGACTTCGATGCGGCCATCTGTTCCACACACACTGTCTCGAGGAATGGAAAAAAAGGGGAAAAAATACGTGTCCGATGTGTCGGAAGGTATTCGACACATCGAAGTTCAGGGTCACTGTTCAGATACAGAATAACGTCACAGAGGTTGTAGACACTGTGACGTTGAATCAGGAATCCATGTTTGGCGTTTTAGATTTATTCGACATAAACTTTGATTTTGAAGATCTCGTGGATCTAGATTCGCTTCTTTCCGACCTTGGTGTGAGTCGGACCGACCTTGATTCCTCTATTTTTGACACAGAATGAGCTGCAGTACTTCTCATAACTCAGGCTGGGGTAATTCCTGGACGCCTTCCTCGGATCCCTGATCACCTTACCCGTCGCGTCCGTCAGGAGAGGACCCGTGGCCCAACCGCGCTTGTGACTCCAGATATTACTTTTGAATATTATACGTTTACCCACCTTAAACGGACCGGCACGCTTGATCCGGGATTCGGGTACTTTGAAGAATTTGGCGACAGATTTTTGGGTGTCACCTTTCTTCACCTTGTATTCGATAACGCCGTGTTGTTTGTAGAAGTGAAAATCACCTTGGCGGATGTAATTCGTAGGCCGACCAGGCGAGACAAACATCATCATTTTGTAGTAGTTTTTCTTGCATTTTGTGGAGGCGTTCGTCTTATAGACCTTTTTCGGGTTGTCCGAAATAACGCGACGAGGAAGATCTGTGCAGTGGGTGTAGTTGTGAGAGATGCTACTCAGGCCGGAGCGGTCTCCTGGTATGGATTTCTGCCACCGGTACGCCTCGAAATCGTTGATGGCGTACGCGTAACAGTTGTTGTTACCAACCCCCTGTTTGGACCCCCACCTCCTATTGGTGAACATTTTTTCGGACCCACTGAGGGGGAGAGCCTTGGTTTTCATCCTTATATTTACCCAGGAAAAAAATATTGTAACATAATAAAACCATGCTCCAGGAAATCTTCACCAAGACCCGAAACAAGTCCGAAGTTGTCAAGGAAATCCTCGTCTTCGTGCTCAATCTGCTGATTTCTACATTCATCCTCCGCCTCGTGTGGAACCGTAGTCTGTCCAAGCACATCGACATTCTCAAGCCCATCAAGTCGCTACTTGACGCGTTCATCCTCTCCCTCTCCATTCAGGTTGTCCGTGGTATCTAAAACTCTTTGAAACCGACGGTTTCCTCACCAGAGGCGTCTACAGTCGTAGGGAATGCGTCCATTCCAGGACAATCCTCCGAGTCACAGTCGACGAAGGTGAAAGACATACCCGCATCCTTGAAGTAGTCTAACTGCTTACGAGTCCATCCACAACCCATGGTCCCGTAAACGGTGTAGCCACCACCCCCTCCCCCTGACGAAGTCTTCCTGCTGCGCATTAGGATGAGTAAGATAATTATTATCGCTATCACTGCGATGACGATGAACATATTATAGTATCTACAAACAAAAATATTTTAAGATATTATATATGACATTCGGTATCAAAGTCAGAAAATATCACAACTATGTCTCTAAATCGAAGATAAACGACGTCTCAAAAAAAGTGAGGAATGGTAAGATGACTGAGAGTGACGGACTTAAACAGATTTACAACGCCGCTAACGTCAGGTACAGGACGAACTATAGGAGCTGGATGCTTTCGACTGTACCCAGGGCTTTCGGTAGCAACTACGTCACGCGACCCCAGTTCAGAAAGAAGATCAATTCTATCATCTCCCAGATGCCGATTCAACCTCCATGTATCGGTCAGGGTAGAACAAACAAATCAAAAAATAGAGAAGCCACGATACGAATGACCGGTCGAGTCGTGCGTTCTACAGCTGGGGCGGTCCTCGGTGCGGGTGGAACCGCCGCTCGAACCGTGGGGTACGCAGGCGCGACCGCCGTAAAAGCTGGTGGGAATGTGGTTCGCGCCCTCGGCACGCGTCGTCGCGTCACCACGACGAAAAAGGGAAGATCTTCGCGTCCTCCCAACAGGTACGGATATAACAATGGCATCAATAGAACTTAAAATATTTTTAGATTATATACGATACGATGGTCAAGGTAGAGGATTATAGAAAATTAATCCCGGAGGGGAATTATATCAGGATCATAAACCGACGAGAAAGCAAGAATTCTAAAATTGCGAGATTATATAAAGCGGCGCAGATACATTATATTCAAAAACAAGAAAGGCTTTACAAAGAAATAGCTAAGGCTTTTGGGATTGGTGTGACACAAGGTTTTAGGGCCAGGACAACAAAAGGGATGAAAAAATTAGTGGAGGAAAAGATTATCGAGAATCCATCCAGAGCCGCTCAAAAGATTGTTGATATATTACAAGTTTTTCCTACCGCTCCACCTTGTCCCGTTATAAACCAGACAAGACAGTGTCAAGTTTCTACGGTAAGAATCGCTAGAGGTTTATTACTGCCTAACAAGGGGGGTCCTCGGATGCTTCCAAAAACGCCTAATTCAGCAGTTTACTCTACACCAGTGACCCCCAGAACACGGCAAAGACGAAATCTATTAAATGCCGCTGTATCTCAGAGGACGAGGGCGAAGACAAAAAAATAGTGTTCCATTTTTGTCAGACACGATTGTATTTGAAAAAAAAAGATTAATTACATACCTAATTTAAAAGTGAACCGACTCTCTTTTAAATTAATTTCTACATTTCCTCTTCCTCGATCTCATCAACGTCGTCGTCGACATCTTCGACCACCTCCTCGGGGAAGGTGACGCCCTTGAAGGCGAACGACGGAAGTTTGGCGGATTGCTCGAAGAGCGCTTGTTGAAGACGGATGGTGACTCCGAACTTGTTGTCGATGAACCAAATCTGACTGAGGTCGACGATCGCACAGACCTTCTGACCCTTCTCGACTGAATCCAGTTCGACTGGCAACTTCTGCATGGAGTAGCACTCGGGAACGAAACCTCCATCGGGCTTCGCGAGAATCTTTAGCTTGATAGTCGGCGCGTACTGTTCCTTACCGGGCTTGACGATCGGCTTGTAGAGAGCCTCCTTGAGCACAGCCTTGTTAAACTCCTTACCGAGCCACTCCTTAGAGTTAGTGGCGACAGTGTCTACGATGATGTCGTCGAGTTCTTGAAGCTTCTTGTGAAGCTCCATGGCCTCGGTGTTTTCGGGGTCAAAGGAGAGATCGAGTGAGTAAGAAGTTCGGCCGGTACCTTCGTCGGTGAAGGCGCTCAGACCGTACGGTGAGCGCAAGAAAGGGAATTGAACGTAAATTTTTTTGTTGTCACCCGCGTTCAGGTACACTGATTTTCCTCCATTCTTGTTCCTACGGAACTTCGAAAATTGGACGGCGGTGGGGTTAAATTCGTTGAAATCTTGGATAGTGAGCGACATGGTTGTTTAGTGGTTATATATATTAGTGCTCCGATATCTTTAAGTACTTTAACCCTGTCCGTCATACCGACTAATACCTCCTTTATTCCCCGACCCGTTACACCAAGCTGAACGCGTCCCCTGCGTTCCACCACACCATTTAGAGTTACTGCAACACTGTCTCCCCGGGCATCGCTTATTATTATTTCCATACCGACCACACCTCCCGTTCGTCGAGGGATTCGAGACCGGAGCCGGAGCCGGGGCGGGGGTCGGATTAACACATTCTTCCTTGCATGCACTTTTAGCTTGGGTCGTCGTACACAACTTTTTCCTGCAGTCCGAAGTCTTTGTATTTATCAAATCCTTACAGTAATTGACGTAGTTATCAGAATGTGTGCCCACGTAAGTTTTCTTAGTGTTAAATGGCTCGAACATACACCCGTCGGTCGGTGGAGCCGGAGCCGGAGCCTGGGTGGTGGTAGTGAGAGCCGTAGCAGGTGGGGGTTTCAAAAGTTCTTCTATCGTCTTGCAATCGGTGTTACCAGCTTCACACTTGTAAAAATATTCACGGTTCGACGCTGTTTTTTCATTGGACTTATGTATGGATCTCTTAGCCCAGCACAAGTTGTGACGCGTGTCAAAAACAACTGCTTTACAGTCAGACTGATCCGCACATTTGTCGGTGCATATTTTTGTCCTTTCCGCTTTTGTACCCCGGAGTTTCGGACTTGAATTCTTGTGAAGATGAAACCCCCCACCACTAAGATCTTTTTTCTTAACTATACCCCATAACAAAACGTCCGGAGCCGGGGCAGGGGCAGGGGGGGAAGGAGCCGGGGCAGGGGGAGAAGGAGCCGGGGCAGGGGGAGAAGGAGCCGGAGCCGGGGCAGGGGCCGGGGCCGGGGTCGGGGCCGGGGTAGGGGCAGGGGGAGACCGAGCAGGAGCCGGAGCCGGGGCAGGAGCCGGGGCAGGAGCCGGGGGTAAGGATCCGAATTCGATTAAATTGGCTGAAGGGGTATCCACCGAGCAGGGTTTGCCATTATCAGGGTCAAACGGAGAGCGCCCACATTTGTCTTGCACTTTTGGCTTTTCAACACGAGCGGTCGACACCTTGGTATCTCCCGGTGCAGGGTCTTCCGTCGGTTCAGGTTCCGCGGTGACAACCAGCTCATCCAGACGAATCTGTGGTTTGATGTTCGCCTCTCTTTCGATTTCCATCTGTCGAATCTTTTCTTTCGACGCAGCATTCTGCTTACTGATGAAAAAAATGACCACCAGGATGAGTAAAAAAACTATCCCACCCAACAGGTTGGCCACCATACTTATTACTAAGTTACTATTTTTTTTCGCCATGACTTTTCAAAAAATTTTAAAAAAAAAAGTCTCTCGATTTTTCAAGACTGAATAATATTTTTTTTCGGTGTTACTTATAAATAACAATGGGCATTTTTAAAGATTGTGGTTGTGGCTGCAATGGTCGCAAACAGGAGGAGAAGCTTATAACTTCCATCATCTCAGGCCTAACCTTTTTTGTCGTGGCCAACCCTGAAACGTTTCGGTTGATGCGCTCCGTCTTCGGTGCTCGCATCGCGACTCCCACTGGGTGTCCGTCCACGATGGGTCTCCTACTCCACACGGTGGTGTTTATCCTCGTGGTTTGGGGTATGATGAACATTCGACAGGAACCCGTCGCCAACAAGAAGAAGGGGAGCTGTGGATGCGGTGGCAAGAAGGGTGAGAAGAAGGTCAAGACCCAACCAGAAATGGTGGATGCTCCCGCACCCCAACCAGGTTTCGCGGATGAACCCATAACCTTAGAGGATAGTGGCGCGGTCCTCGGTTCCCTCGACATTTCACCGCAGGGCACTTTATTCGGATAAAAATCCAGGTATATTCATCGGATCCGCCATGAAAATTTTATTAACTTTTTTTCCACCATGACTTTTTAAAAAAACTTTTTTTTAAAAAGTCATGTAATAATAATATGTCGTTCTTTTACGTAATCGGATTTTTAATCATAATCGCGTGTTCCGTGCGCTCGAGTGAGAAATATTTACCCAAAGACATAAAGTTTATCATTAACAACTTGAAGAACAAAGAGCGCGAGGGTTAAAATTCTTCGTCGAAGCCTATGTCACCCGTGTCGTCATCCATCTTCCCGTAATCACCCACCCTCTTTTCGAAAAAGTTCGTTTTTCCATCGAGAGAGATATTTTCCATGAACTCGAACGGATTTGACGAGTTCCAAATCGCCGGCTGACCGATCGATTTGAGCAGTCTATCGCTCACATATTCGATATACTCATTCATCTTGTCACCGTTCATGCCAATCAGTGCACAGGGAAGCGCGTCCGTGATGAACGCCTTCTCGATCGCAACTGCATCCTTCACGATCGAATGAAGCGTCTCGGTGTTAGGTTTGTGACGCAGGTGCTTGAACAGCTCGACCGCGAACTCCTGGTGAAGACCCTCGTCGCGAGAGATGAGTTCGTTCGAAAAGCATAAACCGGGCATCAGACCCCTCTTTTTGAGCCAGAATATGGCACAGAACGACCCGGAAAAGAATATACCCTCTACACACGCAAAAGCGAAAAGGCGTTCGGCGAAAGGTCGGGATTTTTCGAACCACTTCAGCGCCCAGTCCGCCTTCTGTTTTATACAGGGGACGGTCTGAATCGCTTGGAACAAGTGTTTCTTCTCGCTGCTGTCTTTGATGTATTTATCTATTAACTTTGAGTACGTCTCACCGTGGACCATCTCGTTGTGTGACTGGTACGCATAGAAAGAACGCGCCTCTGAAATTTGAACCTCGTCGGCGAAGTTGTTGTTGATGTTCTCGAAGACTATGCCGTCGCTACCAGCGAAGAACGCGAGGATGTACTTTACAAACTTCTGTTCGTTGGATGTGAGTTCTTTCCAGTCATCCATGTCTTTGCTCATATCAATCTCCTCCGCCGTCCAGTTGCTCATCTGAGCTTTTTTGTAGAGTTGCCACAGGTCGGGGTACTGCAGTGGAAACACAGTAAACCGGTTGAGCGTCTCGGCTAGGATAGGTTCGTACTCGTCCTCCATGAAATCCTGGAAGTTAAAGTACGTCCCGACAAGACTTCCGTCGATACTTATCTGAGGATAGGTGGCAGTCGCTTTACCACACAGGGATTTCAGTTCAGCCCCGTTGACCATTTTCTTTTCAAATTCGAGACCCTCTGACTCGCATAATTTGACTGCATGACCACAGTACTCGCACCCCTCCTTGGAATAAATAGTAACTTTCATCTGTGTGATATGCGATGATAATATTTTGTGAGAAAACTCTAAGCATATGATTGTGCCAAAAGAAATAAACGAAAATGATATAGTGAAAGTGCTAGTAAACGAAGAAGGAATCGAGGAGGAAATGTACGGGGTCGTGGCGATGAACACTGGCCTGACGCTTGGGATGCACTACCTCGAACCCACCGAAATGTTCTACAAGTCAGCGTGTGTCTGGAAACTGAGCACGGAACAGATGACCCCCGCGCCGTACGAGTCGGTGATGGAGCACTACCCGACGGGGACGACCATCGCCGATCTTGAGTTGAAACCTCTGGGAACCAACAGGTTCGTCTACTACTCTGAAATAGATATAGAAGATTCAGACTCGGAGATATACGACGAAGTTGGATCCGGTGATTCGGAATCGGATTTGAGTGGATTCGTCGTGTCAGACAGTGAAATTGGTGGTGTACCGATTGACCACGAATCGATTGATCGAGATTGGAACGAGTGGGAACCCACGACTTCAGGTGGTCAATCTTTTAAGGAGACGATTGATAAAATCGAGGCTCGCGTCAGAACCCTAGGGAACTAGTATATTGGTATAGTACCCAAAAAATGCAACTATCCACAATCTGGTCGCAAGTCGACGCCCTTCTCCCCAAAAAAAAGAATGAAAAGCTGCTAGATGTCAACTTATGCCCGGAATGCGACGCCGTGAAAATCATCAGTCCAGAGGGCCTCCCCGTCTGCTCGGAATGCGGACTCGTCGAGGACAACTACATCGACGAGAGACCGGAGTGGACGAGTGGCATGACCTCAGACGGACGAGTGAGCGACCCGTCGAGGTGTGCAAACCCTAATTACAGTCAGCACCTGTTCAGTCAGGGTTGGGGTAAAGGAACGATGATGAAGGGTAATTTCTCATACGAGCAAAGGCGGATGGCGAAGATCAATTTCCACATGTCGATGAATCACAAGGATCGATCGCTGTATCACGCGTACAAAGACATAGACGAGGCGTGCCACTCTCTCCCCGACTGTGTTCTCAAGGAGGCGAAACAATTTTACAAAAAATTCAACGAAGAGAAGCTGACGCGCGGCGCGGTGCGACTCGGTATCAAAGCGAACTGCGTGCTGCACGCGTGCAGACTCTCGAAGCACCCCCGAACCACTAAAGAAATCGCGGAAATGTTTGGCATCCAACCAAAAGACGTATCCAGAACGACGCAACTATTCAAAGATAAGGTGGAAGCGCACACGAAAAACGTGTTTGTCACCAAAGCCTACGATGTTATGAATCGTCTCCTCAACTCTTTCGAGGTGACCAAGGATGAGAGACTGCAGTGCTTGAAGCTGTGCGATCGCACGGAGAAGTGTGTGAAGCTAATGAGCAAGACGCCGAATTCGGTGGCGTCCGTGATCATTTTCATTGTGATCGGACACCGCGTCACAAAGCAGGAACTGTGTGCAAAGTGCGCAGTCTCCGTTCCAACACTCAATAAAATAGAAATCATAGTCAGAAATTTTTTAGCCGTTTAATATATATGCTTAACAATCTCAAAAAAGTTTTGCTTAAACCAAATAACAAGTCCTGTGCACCAGGCAACCGACTAAAGAAAAAGATGAAGTTGGGTGAGGGGGCCTACGGTCGAGTGTACCGCGGTGCGATAAATCGTAACGGCAGGAAGTTCGTCGCGTACAAAGAGATCAACACGGCGAAGAACACCTTAGGCATGGCGGAATTTGAGTTTAAGGTGGCGCAAAAACTGAAAGCGTTCAAGGTTCCGCAGATGTATCTGTATAAGCGGTGCCGTGACCTAGACATCCTTTACCTCGAATACTTCAACGGTAAAGAGCTCAACGATTGGTGGAACTCACAGATTTCTCTCAAGGCGGCCAAATCGGTACTTTTACAGGTAATTCACACCCTGTATATGATCAATAAGAGGATCCCGGGTTTCCGTCATCACGACCTCCACGGAGGAAATGTCATAATTAACCAGGTTCCAGAGAAGAACTTCACGGTGAATGTCCTCGGAAAGACCTACACGATATCCAACGGGGGTGTGGAGGCGGTCATCATCGACTTCGGACTCGCTCACATGCCGGGCATGATAAACTATTCCATCAGCCGTGGTCAACACGAAGACGTGGGTATTTCGCGGAGTAGTCACAACCTCTACGACCTGCACTTTTTCCTCTCGGCGGTCTTCGCCAAGGTGGAACGTAAGAAGACCGCCACGGACGTCGCGGTGTACAACTTCATCAAGGAACTCATTCCTAACGACGACTACTTCGCGGAGACCAGCAAGGTGACCAAGGAACACAGAATTAGGTTGGGTCTCACCAAAAACCATAACCTCAACCTCCCGTCGTTCACAAAATTCTTGACCCACCCATTCTTCGCCAAGCAGAACAACGGATTTGTGACCGGTCTGGTGAAAGCTTCCAAGGCGTGGCGACCCAGAAAAGACAGTTTCAAGACACCCAAGAAAACCCGATTCGATACACCCCGACCGTCTATGCGTAAGACGTCAACTATTATACCCAGATCCGTCAAGAAAAATACTACACCTGTTCGCCGACCACAGACGGTCGTGAAGACTACTAGAAAACAATCCACGTCGCGACCCAAAACGGCATAACTTAAAGTTTCAGATCGATATTTGATCAATGACGACCAAGGTGTTTTTATCAACCCCGTGTTACGGGGGTCTCTGTCTCGAGAGGTACATGTCCAGTGTGATTAAACTTCAGATGTTGATGTTAAAAGAGGGAATTCACTTGATGATCGACACTACAGAGAATGAAAGTTTGGTCCACCGAGCGAGGAATGTGAGCGTCGGTCGGTTCATACAGAAGACCGAATGCGACTACATGATGTTTATCGACGCCGATATTGACTTTGACCCGGCGGCGGTCGTCCGCCTCGTTCGGTCGGGACACGACCTGTCCGTGGCGTGCTATCCAAAGAAAGTCGTCATGTGGGACCAGGCAGCGTCGGCCATCAAGAACGGTGACGAACGAGATATGGCAATGCTCTCATCCAGCCTCGTGGTCAATATCGGCGCCACGAAACGTTCCATAGAGGATGGATTTGTCGAAGTTTTAGACGGACCCACGGGGTTCATGTGTATTCGTCGCGACGTCTTCAAAAAACTGGAGGAGGCATTCCCGGAGTTATGGTGCAAAAACGACCACCAAAACCGTGACTTCGACGATTACCACGCCTGCTTCGACTGTATGATAGACCCCGAAACCCGACGGTACCTGTCGGAAGATTATGCTTTCTGTCGTAGGTGGCAGCAGACCGGTGGAAAAATATACGCGGACGTGAACACGACCCTCGGGCACGTGGGAAACCTTCCCTTCAGTGCGTGTATGGACTTAAGGGTTTAATGTCTAATTAAAATATGAAGTTGGTCACTATCGCGGTCACCCGTTCCAAATCCTGCCACGTGAAGACACTGCACACAATTTTGAAACTCAACATTCTATGCGTTCAAAATTCTGTGGATCACCAGATCCTCTACTGCCCGGACGACCCTTTCGATAAAGTCTCCATCGTCGAGCGATGCATGAAAACCTACGATCGGATTTTCTTCATAGACTTTGGTATTGGTGTCGACGAGAAATCTCTGCACAAATGCCTGGAGATCAACGACAGTGCGGGACTCGTCGTTTTTCCCGGGGTCAAAGAAGGCATTAACTGGCAGCGGTTCAAGGACAAGGTCAGATCCGATTCGACCGAACCAACGTCGCAGATGGGACTGGAGTTCGACACGGTTCTGGGAAAGAAGACGGCGCCACAGTTTTATCACGTCAGAGACACGGACGCGAAGGTGTGGATGATGGTCCCGAAGACCGTGGTGAAACAGGTGAAGAAAAAGATAAAATTACGACCACCCATGTTCGAGTATCTCAAGGAGCAAGGAGTTAAAATATACGCGTACTCCGGAGCAAAGCTGATCCAGACCTATACCCACGAGTGTGTGAGTAACATATTAAACGCCGCATCTGTGAAATTAAATTAAAGATTAGCTTCGTATTCTAAACATGTCTTCTATACAAAAGGATTCGCCGTTACACAGTTTCGTGGTCAACTACATCCATCGGGTGTGGGGGAGCCGTGACTATTTCCCCGGGCCTCAACCTGTTTCTATAGAGCGACGCCATTTCCCAATCCTCAAATCGAAGGAGTATGTTGTTTGTGAAAAGACCGACGGTGAGCGTCAAATGCTCGTCGCGCTCATGTTTGAAGGGAAGAAAAAGTGCCTTCTCGTGAACCGCTCTTTCAAGATGGTAGAGGTTCCTATCAATCTCAAGAAGAGTGCCTTCGACGGGACCATTCTTGACGGAGAGTTGTACGAAAACACGTTGATGATTTATGACGCCGTTCGGGTCAGTGGACAATCCGTTTGGGATCTGAACCTTAACAACAGAATGGACTCGGTCAAGGTAATGTTGAAAGGTCTCATCTCTATGAAATCCGACCAGTACAAACTGAAGTGTAAAAGGTTTCATCCGATGAAGAATTTCAAAACCTTCATGAACGACTACCTCCCGACCGTGACCCAGAAACAAGACGGCCTGGTTTTCACGCCGGTCGACGAACCTATCAGGCTTGGAACGCACGAGACACTCTTCAAATGGAAACCCGTTCACCAGAACACGGTGGATTTTCAGTTGAAGTGGGAACCCTCACGGGAGACGCCGGGCTTCAAGAGAGGGAGATCGACCTGGCGCCTTTACATCCAAGAGAGGGGTAAACTATATTATGAATCAGAAATCCCAGATGGAAAATTCGAGAGAAGCTGGATGGAGGAAGGTGCTATCGTAGAGTGCGAATACGTGACGTGGGAGCAGCCAATGTGGTGGCGTCCAGTGAAGCGTCGCACCGATAAGACATACCCCAATAACCGGAGAACATTCTACAGGACGATAGTTAACATCAAGGAGGCGATCGAGATGAAGGAATTTTGTTTTTAGACTGCCTGATACAGATACATGTGTTCGGGACGCTCGATGGGCTGACCGTATCCGTGCTCCTTGAGGAACGGATCAACTTCACTGTTGCTCATGTCGTGGATTTCCACTATGATAGCTGGTTTGTGTTTTGTAATGACATCAATAGCGCCTTTGAGTACGTTTATTTCGTGGCCTTCGACGTCCATTTTTATGAACGAAGGTGTGCCATCGTACACGTCGTCCAACCTCTTTTTTTGCACGGATATGGAGACAGATCGCGTCTCCTCCGGAATATCGAATCCACTGTTACCGTAGTTTATGACGGTCAGATCACGCTCGAGAAGTTTAGCGTCGGGTTTGGGTATGTATATGTCCGCGTCTCCCGTGGTGTCGGAGAGCGCATAGTCGTGAACGGTCACTGTGTTTTTCAGTGTGTTCGAAAGTGCGTTCTTCTTGACCACCTCGCCGTACAACGGTTCCCACGCCTGGACCGGTCCGAACTCCGAAAATATCAGGGCGTTGTACCCGATATTGGCCCCTATGTCGAGGATGTCCGTTCCCGATTTATAACACCTGTCGACGTCCTCGCGCATCCACCCGTCCCATTCGTGTCCGTTAGCGAGTACTGGAGTTAAATACCTGTCGTTGTGTATGACGAACAGGTTGTATTTGCCGTTGTTCACGTTGACCAGGTTGATGTTCATATACCATATATAATAAGAAATGTCTTTAACGTCCTTATTTCTGATTGTAGACCATGAAATAGAAGCCACCTTCCGACGGTAATTCGTGCTCTTCAATCTTATCGTCGTTGATCAGGTACCATTTGTTTTTTTTCCTGACGAAACTCACGTAGTGACCGTCGTCCTGTTCGCCGACGTGTAGTGCGGTGGATATCAGGTTGTATTCCTGTCCTTGGATGATCAACTTTTCTATGATCTCCACGTGACTCTTTTGATCGAATGATATCATCAAAATTCGGGGAAGTTTAGAGAAGACCATGCGCGACGTGGCCAGGTTGTGCCGCTTCCCTTGATCGTCCGTAAAGTTCTCTATGACGTTCCAGTCTGTACTTTTCTGGAGAATTCGACCCAGGTCTTTACACGTGGGCGTCACCAGGTGCACGGAGAAAATTTCCTCGCTCAGTGATTTTCCGTCGGGCCAGATCGTTTCTTGTACCTTCTTCCCGTAAAACCACGGGTTGATATCCGGCGTGGAGTTCTCCAGTATGTCCAGGATGCAGAGCACCGCCTCTTGAACGTCCTGTTGCTCGTCTCCCTCAAAACGTGGGAACTTTTTCACGAACTCCTTAAGGACACTCTCGGCGCTGATTGTCCGGTATCCCTTCGTCCAGTACACCCTAACGAGTTCACTGTACGCGCGCGTGAATTCGCACACTCCCGTGTAAGGCCTCCTGATGTAATAATTCGACAACAGAGGAATGTACAAAAGGCACTGGAGGGCGGTGTTGAAGTAACACGTCTGTCCCCCGTTAAAGAAACCTTTCATTATTGATTGTTGACATAAGTTACTTAGAGTATTCGCGCGTTCTATTTATAAATAAATGGACATCCAACGGATCGTCGACAAGGTGCTGCCCATTTTCGAGTCGCACAAAAATGAGGAAGACGTTGAAGTTGAAATCCGACTCGGTCGTCACAACGGTTCGTTGTTCGATACGAACGTTGGCAAGGATGCGTGGAATAAAATTTTAAGGGCGCTGCAGAGATTCGATGGGTGGGAGCAGAAGACTGATAAGGTTGTGGACGTGTACTACAACGACTCCGAAGGTATTCGCATAACTTCCGACGAGAACACAGGAGAACAGGAGTGCATCCAGAAGGTGACCATCCAGAAGGAAGACTTTTTTGATAGTAGGCAACCTCTCGACGTGCGGTTCTGTATCGCGCGAGAAATACCAACGTCCGGTGAATACGAGATGGACAGGAAGAGGTCCAAGACCCGCCACTCGTTCATTCGAAAGAACCTTTCCATCGACATGACGATCTCATCCGGTGACCCGATTGACAAAGATTCAGAGGAGGAGGCGACGTATCAGGTGGAGTTGGAGATCATCAAGCCGAGTGAGGTGGATTCCGACGCTCGATTTTACAACATCATCCAGAAAATCAATGACGTCGCAAGAATTTTATGAAAAAAACCTTGACAGTATAGTAGATGGCCGCGTACATTCTTATGCTGGGCTCTGCGATGGCGGTCGCCGCGGCGGGTCAGTTTTCGGTCAAGGAGGAGGATCCCCCTCCTTCATCTGATCAGAAGAAGAAATCGAGCTCGTCGTTTTGGTCAGAAGAAGTCATGCGTCTTAAACAAGATGAAAAGACGGTGGTCGACGGGGATTCCAATTACGTTGAGGACTGCAAGGGATTCTGGAGTCCGTGGTCCGCGTGTGACGAGGAGTGCGACGGGGGCACTCAGACGCGTGAATTCACAAAGGAGGCCGACCCTGCGAACGGCGGGAAAGCTTGTCCCGACCCTCTCAAGGAGACGCGCGCGTGTAACACTAAAAAATGTACCGGAGCGCCACCCCTCGCGAACGAGGATACGAATTTCAATGGGTACAGACCGGCCGTTAAAGGTAAGAGGTGCGCCCGATCCGATCGGTTTATCAGCAGCGATTTCGTACGGAAACCGGGTGAATCGAAAGTGAATGAGAGTGATGTGTTATCGTGGAAATATCAACGTCTCTTAGAGCGCGGAATAGAGAAGTGTAACAAGAGCAAATTCTGTCAGTACGTCGAACTACAACACGGAAACTCGATCGCCAAAACGTACACCAAAGCTGATTGTAATGAAATGGTGGACGATCCCGCAGTTAAAATCTGGGAGAAGATCGAGTGGGATGATCCGTACGTGCAGAATCCGATACATGGCTACGAGCAGTTCGGGTCGAGAGATCCTCATACCAAGCAATACGGTATATGTGGAATCAAGGATGCGAAGTCTATATGGGACAAGACGTGGCTCGACCAGGGGTACGTCAATGGTGCGAGGGGACCGGGATCTAAGGGCGAGGCGAAGGCTTTCACCACGGGTGGTTTTTCCAAGGCGGACCCCGTCTACAGTTCTTATGTCGAGTCTGGCGCGCAGATATGCAACGCGGATCCTAACTGCAAATACGTTTCAGTTTTCAAAAACGGCACGTACCGAACCTTCGATGGCGACACGTGTGAGAAGACGCCACTGTTCCATCAAATCTCGGGAGTGAAGACGTGGAAAAAGAAGGATCCCAGCGTGGCGGGTATCCCCCCTTGGAATCCTGACAAGGACGGGTACAGGACCGTCGGTGAGGGAACGTGTGAGGGAAAACCTATGTACGAGAGCACAAAGGTTCAACCCAAAGCTGGTAAGTTCAGCGATCGCCTCTATCTGAAATACGCACAAGATGCGGCGAAGAAATGTGAAGATACGAACGACTGTAAATTCACTTCGGTGATGAAAGACTCGAGGTTTACCCTGTACGATTACGACAACTGCAAATCCAAATCCAAGGGTACCGGTCAGGACAAGAGTTGGGCCAACAAACGTAGCAAACCTCCACCTCCATCACCTCCATCACCTCCACCTCCACCACCTCCTCCACCTCCTCCCCCTCCACCACCTCCTCCGGCTAAACTCCCCAGGTTCAACTGCGGGAACAATCAGAATCGTTCCATCCCACTCTCAAATAAGATGGACGGTACGTGTGATTGCGTGTACACTTTCGATGATGAACAAGAAGAAATATTGAAAGGTAGGTACGACACTTTACCTGATTCGAAACGATTTAAAATCAAAGATACATACTACGAGAAATCAGGAGCGTGTGACATCCCAAAGAATGCGGATACAATAAATTCCGTGCAGGTGTCTACCAGTACGGGTGATCGGGGTACAAGATACTTACAGGGTCGACCGGTGATAGTGAGGGAAGATAAGAGTGGGTGGGAGTCTCAGGATTTCGACCTCGGCTCTGAACACGGTATGGGCACGTACGATGGTCAGGCTCCACTCAAGTATGCGGATAAGTGCTCAGAAAAGTCTGAGGAATTGTTTCGGGAACACCAAAAGACGAAAGTACGGGCATATAAATCAGTCGGAATGTCCGTTTGGCGAACCAACGACCGATACAAATGTCGGGTGTACACGGGTAATAATGGGAAAGGGACCGACCCAGCGTGCGTCGACGCACCGTGGCTGAAGAAAAGTTGTTTAACCAAAGCACCGGGTGCATATTTCGCCGATAACGACGACAAAAGCAATCAGTACTCGGGTGGAGGTTTGTACTGGAAAAGGTTGCTACCCTCGGATTACAGTGCAAGGAAAGATGAATGGAAACCGCCACCTCCTCCCCCTCCTCCACCCAAGCCAGAAGAGAAGGTCAGCACAAACGGAAAATGTGGTACTCGAGCCCAACCTTACAAGGCTCGGTGTCCGGATAATTTCTGTTGCACGTATCCCTCAAAACTGTGTCGGGAAAGTGGAAAAGCATGTTCGACAACCGGTGTGAATAAGAACAACGCTAAATATCACGGGAAGCGGACTAAATTCTGGTCATCCAAACCGGCTCCAACTACCGTCAAGGCGGAGAAGAAGAAGGAGGAGGGCTGCACCGGTTTCGCCTGTTTCTTACCACAGGATAATACCATGTATGCAAGTACTAACTTAAAGTGCGGTACCGACGGAAGTCCCAGTCCTGGGTACTGCCCTAAAGGTAGGTGCTGCTCCGATAAGCTGGTGAATATGTGTGTGCCGACTAATACAATGCAACAATTCTGCACGCCTGGTCACGCTAACAGAAAATATGATTATCCGTGGAAGGACTAAGTAAAAAATATTTACAAAGAGTAATGGACGCGACAACCGCGGTGTTGATCATGTTAGTATGCTGCATGTGTTGCATACTGTCATCATCCGCGGCCAGTGCGGTGATGATAACAGATACCGATCCTGTGGAGGAGGAGGAAGAAGGGTTCGTCGATGAAGTTGAACCCAGACCGTTCGATGATGAGAAGATGTTCTTGGTTGAGGAAGAGAAGAAACCGGAGAAGAAGGCAAAGTTTAAACTCGTGCGCAACGTGGATTACGGTGCGGGTGATATATATCATTATCACCCCGGCGCACCCGATCCCACGTACGAATATGATAAGGATAAGTGCCTCAACCACTGCGCGTTGGACGACGGTTGTAAAGCTGTGGTGTTCGACGCGAATATGACAAGGTGTTGGGCGAAGCGAATGGCGGATTTCGAGATGCCATTACATTTTCCCGCGAATGGTAAATTGACCTACGTGAAGAAGGGTGAATACGAGGAGGCTGTGAAAAAATATAGTTAAGTAGTAAGGATGTTACACATCGTCATACTCTTTCTCGTGATACTTTGTCTTATGCACGAGAAACAGTCTGTTCAGGGGTCTCGCTTCTTCCACCTCAGTGATGGAGAGAGTGAGAAAATGTACAACAATATGCACAGAAGCGGTGTCAGTGCCCAAAAGCTGAAGGATTTCGTCGACATGGAGAACCAACTTTTGGGACTGGAGCAGAATGCGGTCTGTACCGGCATTCCGTACTCGCAGCAGGGGAACGCAATCTCAAAAAAAATAAAGGAGACCTTTCCAGAGTTCACCTTCAGCTATCATACGATCCATCTTAAGCAACTCGCGGAACCGACGAAAACTATAAATAGAAGAATAAGATGTTTTTGACACCACGTTTGATAGATGTTGTCAACTTAGTCATGATTTGCCTGTACATCGCAGAAGAGTTCGTTGTCCAACATCCTGGTGAGATTCCATAGGAGCATCCTGTGTTGTGAGCTGTCTATTTCCGACCAGTTATTAGCTACGGATCTTATGAGCTCATTGTCGTCTCGTCCATTAGATATAATACCCTTGTAGCGTATGTAATCGGCAATGATATATATGAACGCGTCAAGAAGTTCTTCTCTACACATCTCCATCCACGAATGTTTGGGTGCCCGGACTCTAACGCCGTGCCCGTACCTTCTTACGCCCAGTCGAAGCCTTTCGTCTACGCTTTGCAGAAGTTGCATTTTTCAATTCCTCGCGTCTCTTTTTTAACCACCTTTTCTTGTAAAGTCGCATACGCTTTTTGGTGGGAGAGCGACGATTATGTGTCCTCTTATAGTTCATTATATAATTGGAGACGGCGTCTCGCCACGCGTTTCGGGAGTGATAGGGAATTCCACGCACGGAGGCGTTTTTCATCAAGTAGATCTTTTCTAACTTTTTCATCCGGATTCGCTTCCAGTGGTTGACCATACGACGCTCCACCTCCCTGGCGCTGCCACCGTTGGTGAGTTCACGTTTCACCCTCCACATATCCCTGGTCAGGTTTGGTTTGTAACGACGCATCCACTTGCACCCGAAGCAGCGCTTGAGTTGATTACGAATCACGTCGTCGTGATGTGTGGTTTTTTTAATGGGACGTCGCACAATCTTATATTTAATGACAGTTCTAACTCTAGGTTGAGCCGGAGGTGGGATCGGTGCAGCCCTAACGATCACGGGTGGTGCGGGTCGAGGGGAGAACTCGTTCTCGAGAGGGTTTCGACACATGGGTTGTGGTCGTGGCGGAGGAGGAGTCGTGATGGGGGTGGGATCACGGAGGAGTTGTTTACGCACGATATCCTCCCTTCGAGCCATTCGCGCGCGTCTCGCGGTTTCATTCTCGGTCTGAACCTTGAAACCGGACTCTTTGACGAAGTTCCGAGCGTCCATATTACTATACAGACATATTTTTTTAGTGATTGTTGCCAACCATCAATTCCTCCTCGATCACATCGACCCCGAAAAACACGGGCTGAGCTGGGTACTCGCGACCATTGTAATTGATCGCACAGGTCCTGACAGTGATTCCATACGTCGAGAACGGCCCAATGTAAAAATCCGGATTGAACAGATCCGGCTTCTTACCCTTGAGTGAGCGCGCGCAGTGTGTGTTGTACGCCTGGTGAAAGATGTCCTCGGGTACGAACTTACCCTCCTCCTTGATAACACGCACCGAGTTCAGGAAGTGATGAAGGGTATTCGCCACCATGGCCACTTGGTTCTGGATAATTTTGAAGTACGGGGGAACTACATTCCAAATATCTCGGCCGCTGTACTTCTCGGAATATTCGAGGTACCCGCGGATGCATTTGCACAGGATCGCCGGAAGCTCGGCCGCGAGCTTTTTGTCTAGGTTGGGATCCGCCTCCTGTACCTGCTTCGTAAAGTTCCAGGGAAGAATACGACGAAGGACGGAACCGGATTTATCGTTCCAGTTGGGAACTTCGTTGCCGCCCAGAATACCGGGAACTTTCCAGTTTGGGAGGCTCTGCGCCGTCTTGTTCTTGACGTTGATCGCGATCCCCTCACCCGAAACGAGCGACTGGAACTCCGCCTGTTCGAGTGCCAGGTCACCTTTGACCTCCGGCGCGACGAACATCAGCGCGTCCTTGATTGCCGAAAGCCCGAACTTTCGCTCGATGTTGTTGCCAAGTGTCTTCACATCTTCGCTTTGATAAAAACGCTGAAAGACGTTGTTTATCAGGGTACTCTTTCCACTTCTCGCGATTCCTTTCATGAACGGTATAACCTGCCACTTGTCTAATTCTGAAACGTCGTAGCATAACCTACCTCCCATCACGTAGGCCCACTTTTGCACATCCTCTTCGAAACCCTGGTATTGTAGGATGGTGTCGAAGTTGGGTGTGGGGATATGGAACCAATCGTCGATATGCGAAAAGTCGATAAAGTCTTGATCGAAATACTTACAGGAGATGATGGAAGGGTCCAGGACTCGAAAGTCGTGGCTGTCGTACGGGTAAAACTTGCAGGTCGGATGACCTTCGTTTTGTGGGCCGTCCTCTTTTCCACAGAAGAGACCGTTGCGAAACGACCAAACGTGTCTCCTCTTCTCTATGGCTGGAAACTGGGGATCGTAGCAGTTAGTCAGGTGATTGGCCACGTCCTTGTAACAACCACCTTTACTCGTGAAATTTTTCCAATTTTCAAACTCATCATCTTTCGGTGCGAGAGAATACACAAACTGGATGATTTCGAACTTGGGTTTCCAAGCGCGCGTGCCGTATCCGGAAGGACTGCGAATCTCTTCGTAACACGAGTCATGGTATCGTCTCAATCCCTGTCTGTGCGCCTCCTCCAGGGAATGGATGATGCACTTCTGGTACGGACTGCACTTCTCGACTTCGTCTTCGTCCATGGCAAGGGGGTCGGAGAAGCAGCTGATGAGAGGTTCGGCCGTGGGATTGACTACACGTTCGAAAGCGTTCCAGTGGCGCCTGACGTTGTCAAAACCATCTTTGAGTTGTTTTCCGACCGAGTTGATCCTCTTCAAGAGGGTGATACCGTCTTCGTCTGGTTTGTTTTTTATGTTCAGAACACCCATCCTCGTTCGAAGGTTGAGAAGGTACCGCCTCTGACGATCTTTGATTCCTTTTATGGCACGAATGTCTATTTTTGAAATGAGGGGTTCGCCATTGTGGTCCCAGTGGTCCTTGTGGATGAATTGTCTGTACCCCAACTCGCGGGCGTTGCGATGACAGCTCCGCCTGAGATCCCACGCATTTTCGAAAATTTCTAGGGTTGAGATTACTTGTTCAACATTCATAGACTCGATTGACCGTTTCTCCAGCTCCAGTAGTGCTTGGTAGCGATCCGGTTCGTCATCGATGAAGTGAAGTTCTTCCATGTTACATATTATACAAAATTTCTCCTTAACTGATTTTATCCCTTAAGTTCGCTGAAAATTTTAACCAGTATCCTATTTTGGGTCTGAAGCTGCTGCCCGATCGCGACCAGAGCGGTGCAGATCGTGTCGCCCTCGTCGGTCGCGAGGAGCGATGTCATCAGAGACGCGATGTCAACTTCATCTTCGAATTCCATGAGTTCGTCGTCGTCGATCTCCTCGTCGTCGATGATCTCGCCTTCCTCCATCTGGTCTTCGGGAATTTCTTCAGGCTGCGGCTTGGTAGACATTTAAAATCTACTGAGAAAAATCGAGACGAAAATTTCCGCGCGCGTGGACATGGTCCAAAATTATTTTCTCTGCTTATAGTACAACAACTTTCAAAATGGCTGGCGGACTCATGCAGTTAGTCGCCTACGGCGCGCAAGACGTGTACCTCACCGGTAACCCCGAAGTTACCTTCTACCAGGCCAAGTACAAGCGCCATACCAACTTCGCTATGGAGAACATCGAGCAGACCCTCAACGGCAACCCCGGCAACTCCGGTCGCGTCTCCGTGACCGTCGCCCGTAACGGTGACCTCGTCGGCGAAATGTACGTGGAGCTCGAGTCCAACGCGGCTACCGACGGTGTCTCTTGCTGGATCGCCGAGCGTGCTGTCTCCTCCGTAGAATTATCAATTGGGGGTCAAAGGGTGGACAAACTCTACCAGAAGTACTGGCGTCTCTACTCCGAGCTGTACTACGACGAAGCGAAGAAGGCTCAGTACGGCAAGATGACGACCGCCAGCGACGGCAACAAGGTGTTCCTCCCCCTCCTGTTCTTCTTCAACAGGAACATGGGGCTCGCGCTGCCGCTCATCGCACTTCAATACCACGAAGTTCGTGTGGACTTCGACCTCGCGTCCGACTTCACCACCTACTGCAACCCCGGCACCTTCAAGGTATATGCCAATTACATCTACCTCGACACTGAAGAGCGTAGGCGTTTTGCCCAGAAAGGTCACGAATACCTAATTGAGCAGACGCAACACACTGGTGTTGATACAGTTGACGCCACCGGAACCAAGCAGATTCGTCTCTCGTTCAATCATCCGGTCAAGAGCCTGATGTGGTGCCTTTCCGGCACCGGCGCGGACTCTCTCTGGAACTTCGGTAAGGATGCTGGCGTCGGTAAGATCGCTCTTTCCGCCGACCCCTCCTCCGTCTCCGACACCTCCAGGAACACCATGCCCATCACTGGCGCTACCGGTGTCCCCATGGTCATCACCGGTGGTACCGGCACTGCCGCTGTTACCGATCGTGTGGCCTGGACCGAGGAGGCTCAGGGTGCGATGACCGACTTCAAGCTCGTCCTGAACGGTCAGGACCGCTTCAAGGCTCAGGGTGGTAAGTTTTTCAATCAAGTGCAGCCCTACCACCACTTCACCGGTTCCCCGTTCCCCGGTGTATATGCCTATAGCTTCGCACTTCGCCCCGAAGAACATCAGCCCACCGGCACGTGCAACTTCAGCCGCATCGACAACGCGCAGGTGTCCATCACCACGGCCGGCGCCCTTAACGCGACCAACCTCCACATGTTCGCGACCAACTACAACGTCCTCCGTATCCAATCAGGCATGGGCGGTCTCGCGTTCTCTAACTAAATACTCATACGAGGTATTTTAGTAATTGTAATTAAAAATTCACATTTAAAAATTGAGACCCAATTTTTAAAGATGATTTAAAATAGGATGATACTCACAGACCAGATAATTCGGTACCTCTCCAAAGATATTATGTTACCGACACGATGTTACGCGACTAAAAATCAGCTCATATCCGTGAAAGATTGCTGTGACTGTAAAATTTTCTGTAAGAAACCACCGAAGGGTTCGGTACCTGCTTACGCGTTCAAAATTTCTAAAGCGAATCCTCATGTGTCTGGACATATGTGACCCCCCTGTCCAAAGTAACTGTTATTGATTTTAATGTGATACGAGCAGTATGTAAAATTACATTTCGGACATTTCTGAGATTTTTTTTTATCCTCGGAGCACATGTGTTTGAAAGTACTGTCACACTCGACATTCTTTGAGGTCAATTGGCGTAAGGTCTCAATACCCTGGATGGCACCGATCATTTGTGTAATATACATAGATAAAGATTACAAAAATTACCGCAAATCTTTATCAGCCGTATAGTACGTCTTACCCTTAGTGGCAAAACTATACACCCTCGCGTACCCCCACGCTTGTGGAGAAGCTCCCGGTCGATGCCCGGTTCTCCACGCGGCGAGTCCCCTCTTGTACACGGTCTTCACAGTCTTCAGAGGAATGCCGGTAGCTTT